CAAAAACAGTAGGGAGAAAATGCTGGATCGGAAGGTCGATGGGGCCGACCAGATACTGCGTCACGTCCCAAGAGTTGGTGGTATCGTTCCAGTCCAGTTGAGCGATCTTCTTATAGGTGTAACCGATTTTCATCGGGTACGGACCGCTAAAAGTAACATTTCCGGCATTTTGATAGATGGAGTTGGCAATCCATTGTGTGCCTCCCTGCTGAAGCAGGATAGGTGCGATGTTCACGTCCGCCGCGTCGAAGACCGCGACAAAGGGCTTCTCGGCGTCGATGGTGCGACGTTCGGCGTGCCATCCGTCTTGGTCCCACCAATCAATCTTCGAGATGGTGACGAGGACGGACTTCCCCGATGCGCCGACAGGCAGTTCGATCTTGCCGTTGCCCGCCATCCATTCGAAGTCCGGGCCGTCGGTAGCCGTGCCAGCCGTGCGCGTGCCGTTGGCGTAGACCGCCCAGTCGATGATGCGTGCCTGTTTCTCTGAAGTGAAGAAAGTGCCGCCGACACCGCCACCCGTATCTTCGGGCCTAAACGGGAACAGGCTCCAGGTATAATTGCAGACGCCCTTGTAGGTCTTCAGGAAGAACTTGGTCGCTGCGCCTTCTCCTTCAGCAAAGACCACGCATTGGAACTGCTGGTAGGTCTCTGCGGTCGTTTCCTTGAAAGGTTCGGACGTGTCTAGGCTGATGCCGTAGCCGCTGGAGTTGAAGCCGTAGCCTGCGCCGGGTTGGATGTTCATGCGGTGGGGTAGACTTCGGCGGGGTAGCCTTCGCGGTTGAACCTAATCTCGTAGTTAATCTTCACGATCTTCGGGTCAGAGCCGGACGGGACGCAATAGTCCTCAAAGGAAGCCTGCGACAGCATGATGGTGTTTCGGGAGCCACCCTTGACGGTTTCAGTCCACGAGGTTCCGAGGTGGTCAGGGAGAAGCTTTACGACGCCAAAAAAATTGGACGCAGAGGTCTTTCCGACCGCGGCCTTGATGACGGCCACGTCGGTCAGGAGTTTCGTGTAGATAGTGCCAGAGAAGGACGTGATCGGGGAAAGGTAGTGCGTCTTCCCGTAGTAGTACTGCTTTGCCGCGGTGCTGGAATCCTTGAAGCCAGTGAATCCGCCGGCGTTAGTCGCGTTGCCCTTGAAGTGAGCGCCGAAGGATCCGCCCACCCATTCCCCTTCAACGATGGTCGAGCGGACGAAGGTCGTGCCGTTTCCGGCGATGCCACTAGAGCCGAAGAAGTTGGGGTGCGTAGTGATGTGCTCCGAGGTCAATCCGTGCGATGCCGTCACGTTCGGGCGAGTGCGGCTACCGACCTCAGCCTGGATGCCTACGTATTCGGCCTCGATGGTGTCGATGTCGAGTGCTCCTTTTGACAAGGTAAACTTGTGCACGTAGAAGTCAGAGTAATTGGGGTGAACCTGCCCGGTCGTAACGGCGGTTCCGCCGACTGCTTTGTCCACGATGTATGTGGCGCGTGCGGTCATCAGGCCGTAGCCATCATTGGTATACGATCCGCCCGGCTGGACGAACTTGGTGGTCAGGGCATTGCCGTTTTTGACGAGAGCCATGGTTATTTATTCTTGGTGAGAAGGGCGGCGCGGGACGGCGAGGCGTTGGCCGGGGTGTGGGGCGTGGCGCCTGACGCGGTGACGTCCTTGTAGGTGGCGGCATAGCCGAACTGTGCGGCGATAATTTCAAGCTGAGTCAGGGATGCCTTGGCGATGGCTTGCTGCTCTTGTAACGCCGTGACGACAGGGTTGGCGCCGACGCCGATTACGTTGCCGGAGATTGAGCCAGGTATGGTCGGGCTGTCCTTTGGAACGGTCGTCGGGGTCTTAATCTTTGCGGCTTCTTCCTCTTTCTTGGTGCGGTCGGCGGCCTCCTTCTGCTTGCGCTGGGTGTCTTCCCATTGCGCCGCGGCCTTGCCTTCTGGCGACTGGGACCAGATGTCGAAGGCACGTTTCTGCACGTCTTCCTGCTTCGACATATTGGTCGTGAAGAGGGGGTTGATAAGATAGTTGCCGAGGTTTTCGCTGATCAGTTCCCTGCGTAGTTTCCTGCCTTCCTCTGTTTGAAGGAGAAATTGCCGAGTGACTTCAGCTCGTCCGGCCTTCGCGGATTCACTTTCCTTTTCCCGCTCCTGGCGTTCCTTAAAGAATGCGGCCATCCGCTTTTCGTGAGAAGACACGAACATACTGTCGCCCTTAGCCATCAGGTCCAAGCCTTCCTGAGCCTTGCGTCTAGCATCTTCGATGGCTCCGCTGATGGCACTGATCGTGCCCTGAATGAGGACCATCGGGGCCGCGAAGCCTAGGAAGATGTCTTTGAAGCTAGTCGAAAACTTCTTCTGGATGTCCTCGACTTGCTTGGAGAAAGAGACGGTGGCGGACTTGGCCTTGTCCATCGCCTTGGGGACGTCGGACGTGGTCTTGATGTTGACTGTCAGGTCTTGGGCCATGTCAGGGGGTGCTTTCCTTTGCCGGATTGGAAGCAGCCGCGGCGGCTGCCTCTTTGTCTTTGGCTTCCTCCTCGGCCATGAAGGCTTCTTCCTCGGGCGACATGATCGCCACGTCGGCCCCCTTACGGATGGCCAGGGCGGAGTTCAGCCAGATGGCTTGGCACTCTGGCATTTCCCAAGCCCGCTGCTCGGTGATGCCATTGGCAATCAGGTTGGCCACGATGGACAGCGGCCAAGGCACCCCCTTGTCGCCGCCCCCTGACTTGGTCTTGGTCTGCTCCCAGAACTTCGGCCAGTCCTGTACCAAGATGTATTCCGCAAAGGCTTTAAGCAGGCGCTCAAAGCGTATCGAATTGCGGTTAAGGACAAGGATGCGGATTCGGTCCCGCCAGCCGATGTCGCCCAAGGGCTCTTCGGCGCACACTTGGCAGGCAAAGATAAGGTCGGCAGGCGTGACCCCTCGCGACCCGGTGACCAGCGGGGAGTCGAAGGCCATCAGGCGCACCCGGTACTTGAGGCACCAGGGGTAAAGAGTTCGACCCAGAATCCTGAAAGGAGCCGGGTCGACGTGAGCGTTGAGGAAGCGGCGGTCCACTATCCTTTAGACTGCCCCCTTTTCGGGGGTGTCAATTACGCGTAGGAGATGCCTTCGAAATCGACAGCAGTCACTGAGACGCTGGTGAAACCTTGGCTAGAGCCTTTATCGTCTACCTTCGTGATCACACCAGTGAAGCTAGCCGAAGCCGAGCCAGCAGGATATGCGGACTGAGTGTTGACCGTAAATGTGAGCGTGGACCCGAGGGTAGGGATAGACGAGGTCTTGGCGATGCCGTCGACGGTGATCTCGGACTTGCGGTCGTCGAGGCGGTGCGTGACCGTCAGACCGGCTTCGCTGATGACCGTGGCCTCGTTATTAAACGAGGACGAGAGGCTGTAGCTCTGGACGAAGAGGTTCGTGACAGTACCCGCGATACCGTAGACGCAGGTGGTTCCGTTTGAGATGGCGGCCATTTGTAATTGCGGGCTTTGGAATTAGGTCAGGCGGGCAGGACGACCAGCACGTCAAACGAGAAGGAAGTCGCCCAGGAGCGCTCGTCGATGCCTTCGTCTTCGGACTGCATCGTGACGTCGTAACAGGCCGCGTCGGTCGAGGCGACGAAGGCCGCCTTGATGCTGGTCAGGTCGCGCATATTGCCGGACAGGGCGGCGCAGCGGGCGCGGTGATCGGCGAGGGTCGTATCGTCGGCGTTCGAAAAGAGGGTGATGCGGACCGAGCAGCTGAAGTTGCCTTCGCCCTCTGGTAGGTCGGCAGGGCTGCGGGCGGACTCGCAGAGGACCACGGCCTTAGGCAGGGTCTGGGTCGCGGCGCTGTCGCCAGTCAGGAAGGACACGGTGGTCAGCCCGGTCTGGGTGGACAGGTAGGTGGCCAAGGTGGCCTCCACGATATGCCTAATGCTCTTCGTACCCATTGTACCTTTGCCCGCTTTGGGAGGTTAGACCTTATTCCGACGCTTCATGCGCTCGATGTAGCCTTTGAGGTCGCTGGCCATCTGCGTCTCGCGGTTAGCCAGGGCAAGGTTCAGGGCGTTGGCCTCGCTGGCAATGGAGTTCACATTGCCCATAAGGTTGCCGATGGTAATCATGTATTCCTTGCCCGTCTCGACGACGCGGGAGTAGCCGCCAGCCCCTGCGTGCCGGGCGATGTAGGTCGCCTTACGAAGGTCGGCGCCGAAGTTCCTAGGGCCGTTCTTGCCCGATGGCATAGGCAGGGTAAGCAGAGCTCGCAGCCAGCCAGCCTTTACGCGACCTACCTCGACCTGGCGGGTAGCCACGTAATCATCCAATGCCTTCTTGCTTTCGACGAGCTGACGCGGTTGGCCGATGCGTTGATTCCTTTTGATGCGTCCGCCGAACTTGCCCTTGATGGCGTTATGCTCGGCCTTGAGGTCTGTCACGGTGTCGAAGCCGTAGGTGTTGGACTTCGTGGGCACGCGGTTGAGGTAGTTCTTAGCCTTGAGGAAAGCCCGGGTGTGGTCGGGGTCATTGAGTATCT